CAGTGCTACAGCCAACGTTACTGGTGGCAATGTACTCACAGGTGGATTGATATCAGCTACTGGTAATGTAACCACTGCAGGGCAGGTCAGTGCTACAGCCAACGTTACTGGTGGCAATGTACTCACAGGTGGATTGATATCAGCTACAGCTAATGTAATTGGTGGTAATGTAACCACTGCAGGGCAGGTCAGTGCTACAGCCAACGTTACTGGTGGCAACATCACCACTGCAGGGCAGGTCAGTGCTACAGCCAACGTTACTGGTGGCAACATCACCACTGCAGGACAAGTCAGTGCTACGGCCAACGTCACAGGTGGTAATTTACTAACCTCAGGGTTGATCAGTTCAACCGGTACTATCACTTCGGCTGCAAATATTACCGGCGGTAATTTACTGACTGCTGGATTGATCAGTGCCTCAGGTAATGTATACACAGGCAACATAATCAACGCCGGATCAAGTTCCAGCGTTGGAAATATCACTGGTGGTAATATATTGACTGCTGGATTGATCAGTGCCTCAGGTAATGTATACACAGGCAACATAATCAACGCTGGATCAAGTTCCAGCGTTGGAAATATCACTGGTGGTAATATATTGACTGCTGGATTGATCAGTGCCGGCGGCAATATCAATTCTAATGCAAACATTTATGCAACAACATCAGTATCAACTGGCGGATATGTATCAGCCACTGGTAACGTGCTGACAAATGCGAATTTGTTGGCCAATGGTTATTTGAGTGCCACAGGTAATGCCACTGCAGGCAATGTTTTAACTGGTGGTTTGATATCTGCAACTGCCAATGTCATTGGCGGTAATATTACAACTGCTGGACTGATCAGCGCCACTGGCAATGCTACTGCAGCCAATGTGATTGGTGTAACCAGCGGACAGTTTGGTAATATAAAGATATCTGCGGACAACATAAATGATGTGGCGGCCAATACCACAATTGGTATCAACTCAACATTGAGCAATGTGAATACAGCAATTTATGGCCAGGCATCAAATGCAGTGTTTTTTGTTAATGCTGCAAGTAACACTGCCAGCTTTGGTAATGCAACACAAACAACTAATGCACTGGTAGCGTTCAACACTTCAACCAGTATTTTGATGCCAGTGGGTAATACTGCACAACGTCCATCCACCGGCGTAACTGGTATGATGCGTTTCAATACAACCATCAATAGTTTTGAAACTTTTTACAGCAACGCATGGTCAAATGTTGGAGCACCAAGCTTTACTGTGATTTCAGACGATCAGTTTGTTGGCAATGGCGCACAAACCACCTATACTTTGACATCTAATCAAACAACAAATAGTTGTATTGTAAGTATAAACGGTGTGGTTCAGATACCCACAACTGCATATGCAGTAAGTGGAAATTCTTTGGTATTCACGGAAGCTCCTGCAATTGGTGATAACATTGATGTTCGTGAAATTACAACTACAACTTCTGTTACATCAATCAGCAATGGAAATGCAAGCATCACCGCTAATTCAATACCTGCTGGTGGCGAAGTTGATATTGTTGGAAATTTGTATGTAAATGGTACAATCACTGCCACTGGTGGCTTCTCTAGTAATATTAGTCAAATTGTAAACGGTAATAGCAATGTGAGTATCAGTAGCAGTGGCGGTAATGTAACAGTTGCGGTTGGCGGAACGTCTGGCATAGCAACTTTTGCATCCACAGGTGTTACAGTAAGCAACATGATAGTATCTGGCAATTTGTCAGTTACTGGGAATACTACACAAGTCAATTATGAAACTGCAACCATAATTAGTGCAAGTGGTAACATAACAGGCGCCAACATATTAACTGGCGGCGTAGTATCAGCAGTTGGTAATATTACTGGAAATTACATAATTGGTAACGGATCTCAACTGACTGGTTTGTATTCCAATACCAATGCAGCTGCTTATGGCGAATCTGGGTGGGCAGGCAATATTATACCTAGTGCAAATGTCACTTATACACTAGGCAATGCAACCAATCAATGGAAAACACTGTATGTAAGTGGTAATACCGTTTATCTTGGTGGTACTCCATTGAGCGCAACCGGTGGCAACTTGTCATTTAATGGTAATGCAGTGGTAACTGCCAATGCCACTGGCACTAGTACAACTGCAGGTAATGTCAGTATCACAGGTAATGTCACCGGTGGTAATATCCTTACTGCAGGTTTGATCAGCGCCACTGGAGCAGTAACCGCAGCCAGCGTAGTTGGTGGCGTGATGACTGGCAGCTCAGTCAGTGTCAGTGGTAATATAACTGGTGGCAATATATCTATTGGATCAGGTGCAAGTACCGCAGGTAGTTACAGTGCCAGTGGCAATATTACAGGTGGCAATGTCATATATGGCACTGGTGTGGTATCAGGTACTGGTACTGTGTATGCAGCCACTGTTAATGCTGCTACAATTGGTAATACAGGTGCAGTTCATAATGGAGCCACAGTAAGTGTAACAGGCAACGTCACAGGTGGCAATGTCATATACGGCACAGGTGTTGTGAGTGGTACTGGTACTGTGTATGCAGCCACTGTTAATGCTGCTACAATTGGTAATACAGGTGCAGTTCACAACGGAACTACTGTTAGTATTACAGGTACTGTGACTGCTGCCAGTGTGGTTGGTGGAGTAATGACTGGCTCATCAGTATCAGTAACGGGCACTGTGACAGGATCATCATTCACAGGATCAGGATCAGGATTGACATCCATACCTGGTGCCAATGTCACTGGTACAGTGCCCAACGCTACTACTGCTACCTATGTCACAGGACTTACCAGTAGTAATGTTACCACTGCGCTAGGGTATACTCCATACAATTCTACCAACCCGTCAGGATATCAAACTACATCCGGCTATGTGGCTCAAGTGTCTGGTGCAACACAATCTAATATTACCACTGTTGGTAGCAGTTTGACCACCTCAGGTACATTGACTGTAAACAGTTCAAACAATGGCACTGCCATTGCCAATGGCGGAACTAACGGCGGTGGTAATATTGGTGCAAGCGGTCAAGGCTTTAACACAGTTTATGCCAAAGCCACAACTGCACAGTACGCTGACTTAGCAGAGAAGTACTCTGCAGATGCAGAGTACACACCAGGAACAGTGGTCAGTTTTGGTGGAGATGCAGAAGTTACTGTAAGCACAACAGATGCAGACCGTAGAATAGCTGGAGTTATATCTACTAATCCTGCATTCAATATGAATTCAGAACTACAAAGCGAATTCACTGCCATGGTAGCACTAACAGGTCGTGTTCCTTGTAAGGTAACAGGAGTTGTGACCAAAGGTGACATGATGGTATCCAATGGTGACGGTACTGCAAGAGCAGAATCTAACCCAGTTATTGGTACTGTAATTGGAAAAGCCCTGGAGGATTTTGCAGGAACCACTGGTGTTATTGAAGTGGTTGTTGGTAGATTATAATAGATTACCAATAACAGATAGGGTCCTTTGGGCCCTATTTTTTTCACTACTGTAAATTTATCAAAACTTTTATTATTGAATTCTTATAATATTTGATAGATAAATATCTGTATAAAATGGATGACTTATGGGATTAACTAGACCACGTGCCGCACAGATATTTAACTTGGATTACAAACAAGCTACCAGAGCTGTTACCACTACCAATATAACATTAACTGGCGGTGCACCAGCAGTGGTTGACGGAGTTACACTGGCCAATAATGATCGCGTGTTAGTCACGGGGCAAAGCAATGCAGTACAAAATGGAATTTACACAGTAACAACTGCAGGTTCTGGATCCAATGGCACTTGGGTATTGTCTTATGATGACAATACTACAGGTGAAGTAGATGCAGGAATGATTGTAATGGTCACGGAAGGCACAGTCTATGCTGATACACAATGGAAGCTGACCACAGATAATCCTATTGTAATTGGCACTACTGCACTGACTTTTGTACAAAACTACTTTGCTAATTCAATAAATGGTGGTACTAGTAATGTCACAGTAATAAACAGTGCCAATGTGATTATAAGTTCGGCTGGCACTGCTAACGTGTTAACTATTAGTTCTACTGGTACTGTGACCAAAGGCACACAAAGTGTGACTGCTAATGTAACAGCAGGCAACATTTTGACAGCTGGTTTGATATCTGCTACTGGCAATGTCACTGGAAATTATATCATTGGCAATGGGTCACAACTCACTGGTTTGCCAGCAGGCTATGCCAATTCAACTGCAGTTGCCTACGGTGAAGCGGGATGGGCTGGTAATATTGTGCCCAGTGCAAATGTGACGTATACTCTAGGCAACGTTAACAATCAGTGGAAAACGCTTTATGTCAGCGGCAATACAATTTATATTGGCGGAACTGCACTTAGTTCGTCTGGAAATGCATTGTCTTTTAATGGTAATGCCGTAGTAACTGCTAATGCTACAGGAACAAGCACAACCAGTGGCAACGTCAGTATCACAGGCAATATCACTGGAGGTAATATGCTTACCGGTGGCTTGATAAGTGCAACGGGTACAATCATTGGCAATCAATTCACAGGATCAGGAGCAGGACTTACTTCTATACCAGGGGCTAATGTAACAGGTACAGTGACCACAGCCACTACTGCTACTTATGTAACAGGATTGACCAGTAGTAATGTGACTACTGCACTAGGATTTACTCCATACAATTCTACCAATCCTAGTGGTTATCAGACCACATCCGGCTATGTGGCTCAAGTGTCTGGTGCTACACAGTCCAATATCACCACAGTTGGTAGTAGTTTGACAACATCAGGTACTGTGTATGCAGCCACAGTGAATGCAACTACTATTGGTAACACAGGCGCAGTCCATAATGGAACCACCGTAAGCGTCACAGGTACCGTGACTGCCGCCAGTGTGGTTGGTGGAGTAATAACTGGCTCATCAGTATCAGTAACGGGCGCTGTGACAGGATCGTCATTCACAGGGTCAGGATCTGGGCTAACATCCATACCTGGTGCCAATGTCACTGGTACAGTGGCCACGGCCACTACTGCTACCTATGTCACTGGATTGACCAGCAGCAACGTGACCACTGCACTAGGATTTACTCCTTATAATTCAACCAACCCGTCGGGATATCAAACCACATCTGGCTATGTGGCCACTGTGTCAGGCGCGGCTCAAGGAAATATTACTTCGGTTGGTACATTATCAAGTTTGTCAGTCAGTGGAAATGTATCAACTTCAGGCCTAAATCAAATTTACAATGCCAGCGGTGCAAATTACAATGAAGGTATTAGAACTCCAAGAGGTGGCAGCAACTATGTGTGTTATGCCCTTGCTTGCGACACATCGGGTGGTGGATCAATAAGTGGCCAATTTAATATTCTTGTTTATCCTTCAAATGTTAACGGTACAATAACTGGTGCAGGTAACGGACAATTTGTTATCAGAGCCAATGGCACTGATGCCTTTGCCATATCAACTGGTGGAGGTGTTTATGCCACAACTTTCAACGGCAAAGCAACTTCAGCACAATATGCAGACTTGGCAGAAGTTTATACCGCAGATGCAACATATCCGCCTGGTACTGTTGTTAGTTTTGGCGGCATACGCGAAATAACTATAAGTTCTATTAGCCATGCTACTCAAGTAGCGGGTATAGTCAGTACAAATCCAGCCTATCTAATGAATTCAGCCTTAAGTGGAGATCATACTGTAGAAGTTGCACTCACCGGAAGAGTTCCGTGTCGGGTAGTAGGAACCATAGCCAAAGGCGATAGATTAGTTGCCAGCGACATTCCTGGAGTAGCCACGTCACTAGAACTTTCCAAATATCAGCCTGGTTGTATTGTGGCCAAAGCACTTGAATGTTACGATTCTGATCAAGTTGGTGTTATTGAAGTTGCAGTAGGCAGAACATAATGGAAGCTAGATACAGAGCAGATTATGCTGGTGAATTTGTGATACTTGAAAGTCGTTGGTCTGGTGGCAAAAAACACGAAAGTAGAGAATGGATTGCTAATCCCATACAGAATCAACATATTTCAGGCAGAGCTGCATGTATTGGAAGTAATTTTGACAAGGCAGAATTTGACTATACCAGACTTCAAAAACATCGGGGAGGTCTACTAGGATCTAAGAAGCTTCAAACTTATGGTACTGGTACAATTGCCCAAGAAATGCGATTGGATTTTACAGTAGAATCATCACCTGAACAACTATTGCCCATATTAGACAACAAATATCAAGAAAACAATATTGTATACACAACGCCAAAAAATTGCATAGCATACCCAGGAGAATTTTATCTAATTCCCAATAGGCCTCGAGTGTTAGACATAGCCACCATCATGTATTTGGCCGCATTTGATGGTCATCAAGAAATATTCCTGTTAGGATACAATTTAGAAATCAATATAGATAATCCAGATTGGATTAATCAAGTGCGTCATGTAATAGAGGCCTATGCTGGAGTGAAATTTTATCTTGTGGGAAATAAATCTAACATGCCAGATGTTTGGTTAAATGCTTCTAACACAGTGAATATAAGTTACCGAGATTTTATAAGCTACTGCGACGTTTGAACTTGCTGTTCAATAGTTGAAATTTTATCTCGTATTGCATCAAGATTAACTGTGGACCAAAGCCCAGGATGCAAAGGTCGTGGCCATTGTCCAGACTTGATCCATGCCCAACCCACATGCTCATTATTGAGTACAGGACTAAATTCTTTGTGTACACTGCAAAAAAAAGTGTGATATGCAAATCCGTTATCAGCAGCAGTGAACTTTTCTAAAGGTACCAACTTGAGATATTCGGGCATGAAGCCTAATTCCTCTTGGCACTCTCTAACCATGCCATCTACCAGTGTTTCACCATATTCAATTTTACCACCTGGCAATCCCCATGTGCCAGGATTTTTTATGTCATTACGCAACAAATAAAGATATCGATTGGTGCTCACAGCATAAAACCAAACACCAACCGCATTTACAGTACTAGACTCCATTGTCCTCCTGCATACAGACCTTGATAACTTTTTACCCATGCTTGGCCAGTCCATTGATATTGTATTTCTGTAGTAATATTTGTGACATATTGAATATTATCAGGACTTGATGTGCTATCAAATGACACTGTCCATTGTTCGCCATCATATTCTACTATGTCATTGGCATGTGCTACCAATGGTTGTCCGTTAGTTCCTTGCCAGGCAGTGGGATGACTGCCATCCCAGGAGCCAGTATCTTCTGTAAACAAATATCGTTGTCCGGTCACGGCTGGTACTAGGCCAGCGCCTGGACCACTGGCTTGAGGGTTTATTACTGCAGTCAAAGGAGCTAGAGTATTTGCTGGAATAGTGGCAGTATTTACAGTGAACAATAAAAATCTGTCATCAGTGGGATCGTAGGCCACTGTGCCCATTACGTCAGTACCATTTGGTTGTTCTAAAGTAACATAACTGATTCCTGATCGCAGAGACCCATATTGATTTACAATGTCATGCCATAACAAATTACTTGGAGGATTGTCGGGTGGAGTCAAACTGGTGTTAGGTTCATTGGTAACTTGATTTTGTGCTAGCGCCTGCAGTTTACCATCGAGCAATAGCACTTGATACGCCCAAGGAGTAATTTGCTGTCGTGTACCTAGTAATAAATCATTGTCTAATACTGCATTGTTGATATCTCCATCAGCATCAAATACACTCATAATGATACGTTCAACTACGCCTAGTTTTTTCACTTTGGCAGGTGAGCTGATCCACATGGGCAATTTAAATGTCAAAGTGCAAATATCTATGGGATTATCAGTACCTACCGGAACACTCCTACTAGACCAATTTATGTCATCCAGATACAACACAGTCAAACTGGTCCAGTCGATGTAATTATCAGTACTTTGTATTTCTAAACCAGGATTAAACAACACCAAAATTTGTTCCAACAACTGCATTTTTTGATTGGTATTTGAAGTCCATATATCCAATTTTATGGTGGCCTCAAATGGCACCGGCATTAGTCTATCAATGGTAAATGCATTGGCTTGAGTACTTTCATAGCTATCAGTGTTTGAATCGTATGTTCTTTGTCGAACTTGAATGGTTCCAACAAATGTAGGATCCTGTATACGTGGT